ACTTCTTCTGCATGCTCTTGATCTTGAGCATGTCGTCCGTCCAGTCGTAGGCGCCGGCGGTCATCGGGGTTCTCCTGCAGGAGGCGCGGCGGCGCCGGTGGCGGCGATCTCGACGGCGGCCATCTGCGCTGCGTCCTGGGCAGCGCCGGACTTCGCGACGCGGCGCGGGTCGGTGTCGAGCGAGATGCCAGCCTCGTCGAGCAGCGCATTGGCTTCGCGGATCATCTCGACGGCGGCGCGGAAGTCGTAGCCGAAGGCGCCGGCCGCCTCGGGCTGCGGCACGAAGCCGGCGCGGACCTGGGCGATGAGGGCGGTGGTGTCCTTCAGCGGGTCGATCATCTCGTGCGCCGGCGGGACGTGGCTCACGCCGTCCGGCATCTCCGCACCCCAGAGCCCGAGCAGCGCGCCCTGCGCGTGGAAGCGGTCCGCGATGGGCCGCACCAGCATCGGGATCAGCATCCCATACTGCACCTGCTCGCAGAGCCGGCGGAACTCGATCTTGCCAGCGCGGAGCGACGAGTAGTTCGCCTGGGTGAGGTCGCCGGAGACCTGGTCGTAGGTGAGGCCGGCACCGACGGCGGCCGCCTCGAGCGCGCGGCGGGCGAAGGCGGCGTGGCTGCCCCCGCCCGAGGGGTTCACCACCTCCACCGAGCCCATGCCGCGGCGATAGAGGATCATCCCCGGCTCGAAGCTCTCGACCGTCCGACCCTGGGCGTCACGGAGCAGGCCGGCCGCGGCGCCCGTCAGGGCCTCGTCGCCCTCCTCGGTCACCACCGCCGCGAGGCATGCCTCGATCTTGGCCTTCATCAGCAGCGCCGCCTCGTAATCGCCGAGGTCACGCAGGCGCAGCAGCACCGGGGCGAGCCACGACACGTCGCGCAGCTGCCCTGGCCGGCGCTTGCGATAGACGTGCAGCACGTCGCCGGCCGGAATGCGCTCGCTGCTCTGCCAGGTTGCGCCCGGCAGGATCCACGCCGCGCCGGGATGCACCCGGTGCAGCCAGTAGCCGATCGGCTCGCCGGCCTCACCGAGGGCGATGCCCTGGATGGTCGCGGCGCCGTCCAGCATGCCGTTCCGCGCCGTGTCGAGATGGTCGCTCTCAAGCACCTGCAGCCGCAGGCCGATCGGATTGGCGGGTGACGGCGGCACCATGAGGAAGCGGACGAAGCACTCGCCGCTCTCGACGACCGCGCGCATCACCAGCGCCTGCAGGCCGTAGAGGTCCAGCCGGCCCTCGGCGTCGCAGGCCGTGCTCTCCGCCCAGCGCCGCCAGGCATCGGCATGACGCTGATCCGGCCAGCGCGTCGTGATGCCGGCGCCAACCGCGTTGCCGGTCCAGAGATCGACGATGCGGCTGGCGTAGGGGTCGTTGCGGACGGCATCGCGGGCGCGGCGTGCCACCGTCGCCGCGGCCATGCCGACCTCGCTCGTGGCGCTGCCGCCGGACGGCGCCCAGGCAGACGCCCGCTGGTCCTGCGCCGCGGCGTAGCCCCGCAGCGCGTTCCACGCGTCTCGCAGCCGGCCCATCACCTGGTTCCCTCGCGGGAGAAGCTGGCGAAGGTCACGCCGGGACGGCGCGCCGCCGTCATCTCCGCCCCGCGCAGCACAGCGAGCGCGCGGCCGAGCTCATCCAGGCTGCGGTATTCCACGGTGCGCCCGTCGAAGGTCACGCGGGTCGTGCCGCCCGTGTAGGCCCCGGCGAGCGCGGCGGCGCGGCTGCCGGCGGGCTGCGCCAGCGCCCAGGCGAGGACGGTCGGGTCCATGCGCGTCCTCCCTGTTCAGCGAAGCCAGCCGGCACGCGGCGCGAGCCAGCCGCGCGGGCGATGGGTGTCGTGTGTGGCCTGTGACGGCACCTGCAACGGGGCAGCGACATTCCCGCTGGTGGGAATCTCGCTGTGCTGCAGCGGGGCGTTGGCCACCTGCTCGCGCAGCTGCTGCCAGAAGCGATCGCCATAGCGGTCGGCGCCGAGCAGCCAGAGCGCCGCGCGCGCCAGCACGGCGCAGTCCAGAGCCTCGTTCCGGTCCCTCAGCTTCGCCCATTCCTGCCGCGCGAAGCCGCGGCGGTCCTTCACCGTGTGCAGCTGCTCGGCGACGAGCTGTTTGACCCACTCGGCCTCGATGCCCTGCGGCAGGTGCACCCAGCCGGGCGGGAACTCCTCCGCGTCGCCGCGGCCGAGCCAGAGCCGGCGATACAAATCGGCCTTCCAGGTGGAGACCGACACCGTCCAGAGCTTCAGGCCGCGCCGGAGCTTCCGGCCATCGACCATCGCGTCCACTGGCGTAGGGCCCTGTACCGGCTGCGCCCGGTTCCAGCCATCCACACCCTTGGTCGGGGCGATGCGCGGGTCGTGCAGACGCCGGAGGTGGCCATAGACCGCTGCCGTGTCGCGGCCGCCCGTGTCGACGCAGAGACGGGCGATGCGCATCGCGCCGCCGCCCTGCCGGGGCCATTCACGGCCAAGGACGCGGGCCAGCTCGTCCCAGGACCCCCGCTCGCGCGGGCTGCCGGGGATCACGACGTGATCAACGAGCCAGGAGGTGTAGCCCTCCGTCCAGCCCCAAACGTCGCACTCGAGGCGGTCATCCTGCACGTCGACACCAGCGGTGAGGCACAGCGCGCCGACGGGCACGAGGCCCATCCGGAAGTCCTCGCGCCGCTCGACGAGGCGCTCCCAATCCGGGGCCTCACCGCGCTCCTGCCAGGTCTCGCCGAGCACCGTGTTCCGGAAGGTCTTCAGGTCCTCGGGCTTGCCCTGCGCTGCCTCCCAGTCCCGCGCGACCTGCTCCCACGAGTACCAGCCCACCGGCGCGTAGAGTGAGGAGATGTGGAACCCGACCGTGTGCGGGTCTTCGGCGGTGGCGGTGGCCCGCCACGCGCCGCCGGCCAGCATGGCCGTCTTGTGGTGTTCCTCGATGCCTTCGTCGCACGCCTCGCAGTGGTAGCGCGCCGAGCGCGGGTCGCCCTTCTCCCAGCGCAGCCGTTCGAACCGCAGCCACTGCATTTCACCGCAGTGCGGGCACGGCACGAAGTAGCGCCGCTGGTCGGAGGCGGCATATTCCCGCTCGATCCGACTGCGGCCGGCGATGGTCGGCGTCGAGACCAGGAAGGCCTTGCGCCGCCAGCCGAAGGTGCGCGCCCGCGCCTCGGCCAGCGCGATCGGGTCGCCCTCGCCCTCGACGTCGCCGGGATAGGCATCGATCTCGTCGAGGAAGAGGAACCGCGCCGTCATCGAGCGCAGCCCGACAGCGCTGTTCGCCCCGGTCAGCACCAGGATGCCGCCGGGGAATTCCTTCGACAGCAGCGTGTTGCCGCTGTCCCGCGCGCGGGCAGGTGCCACCCGCTCCCGGAGCGCCGGCGTCTCCTCCAGCAGTGGGTCGATGCGCTGGCGCGAGAAGCGCTTCGCCAGCTCCACGGTGGGCTGCACCGCCAGTACCGGCGCGGGCACGTGGTGCAGGATGTAGCCGAGCCAGTTGTTCCCGGCCTCGGTGGCGCCGACCTGGGCGCCCTTCATGAAGACGACGCGCCGGGCGGGATGCACCGCCGACAGCGCGTCCATCACCTCGCGGAGGTACGGGGTCCGGCTGGTACGCCACGGCCCGGGTTCCGAGGAGGCGCGGCTGCCGAGGATTCGATGCCGCTCGGCCCATTCCGAGACCCGGAGCTGCGGCGGCGGCCGGAGCATCGCCCCGGCGCGCCGCCGCACATGGTCACGGGTCCGCGGCCCGATCTCCGCCGAGGCCTGGAGGGTCGAAGCGATCGGCCGCCTCCGAGAGCAGGTCGGTGATGTGCTGCTGCAGGATGGTCTGTAGCAGATGCGGGTCGACGCCCAGTTCGGCGGCGATCAGCCCGGAGACGCGGGCGGGCCAGTTCAGCAATGCGTCGCGCATCGCGCCGACGATCTCGTCGATCGTGGCGTTGGCCTCCGCGGCGCCGAGCAGCCGGCGCTTGTTCTCGTCGAGCGCGAGCCGCTGCGCTTCCACCTTTAGGGCGAGTTGGGCGACCTTCAGTCGGGCGTAGGGCGTGCCCTCGGCGCCGCCGCCACCGCCGCCATTGGCCAGCGGCGACCGGGCAGGATCGGCGGTCTCCACCAGGCGGCGTCGGGTCTTGTCGATGTCCCACTGGCCGTCCGGCTCGCGGGCGATGCGGTTGGTCTGCTCGGCCTTGCGCAGCGCGGTCTCGGTGATGCCGATGCGGCGGGCGGCCTCGCGGGTCGAGGGGGTGAGTTCTGGCACGGCGGCATCTCTCCCGCCGCGCGCGGGGTCTGAGTCAGGCAGCGCGCCGCGCGCGCTTGCGGGCTTGCTCGAAGGCAGCGACCGCGGCCGCCCAGTCCAGCGTCGTGGCGGCACCGATGGTCTGCACGAGCGCGAGCGTCACGCGCCCGCAACCCCAGTAGTCGCCATCGAGCGTGGCGATCCAGCCGGCAAGGCCCTGCCGGTTCAGCGCGTCGCTCGCCGCGGCGATCTCCTCCGCGGAGGGCGGCGCCGCCCGCCCCAGCGTGACGTGCCGGCCGTCCTGACCGAGCACGATCCAGCGGCGCTGCGTGCGGGCGCTCATCGCGCCCGCTCCGCGTCGCGGATCTGCGCCAGCAGCTCGCCGAGCCGGCGGCGCCAGATGCCGGCGCCCTCGATGCAGTAGGCGGGGCCGTAGTTCCCGCTGCCACCCTGCCGCGCGCTGCGCAGCCAGTGCGCGTGGCTAAGGCGGGCGTGGTCAGCGAGGCCCTTGAGGTGCGTGATGGTAGCGGTCTGCTGCATCGTCCGTCTCCGTGCTGCGCGGCGGGTTGCCTGCGCGTGACGGACGCTTCGCGCTGTGGTTCGGCGCAGCCAACTTGAGAAAGCGCCGGGGATCGCGATGATCCCCGGCGCGCTCGACGATCCCGGGCGCTGTGGCTGGCGCGCGTCAGGCAGGCAGGTGGTAGTTGGAGTAGGACCCGCGGGCGCCCTCCTTGTTCGGGCCGACCTGTCGGACCCGCTCCAGCACCTGGACCTCGAGCCCCTGGCGCTTCTTCAGGCCCGCGACGAAGCCGCGGACCGTGTGCTGTTGCCAGCCCGTCGCCTCGCAGATCTGCGCGATGGTCGCGCCCTCCTCGCGGCGGAGCAGGGCCAGCACCGCCTCCTGCTTCGTGCCCTCGCGCGGCCGCCGCAACGCGCCCGGCT